ACAAAAGGTACAAACTCTGCAGCTGTTACAACTCCTTGTGCTGTTGATGGGTCTAGGTTTAGTCTTTCTGTCAAGAAGTCATATCCTGTATTTCTAAAAGAGTTCTCACTTTCTTTTCTTTTTAATGCAGCTCTTTCGTTTTGCGTATTAGCATACTCTTCCATAAAGTCTTCATCACTCTTTAGTGCTAATAAATCTCTCATATCAAACTCAGGGTCTACTACACTAGGGTCTAATAAAAGATTTTTAACATCATCAGATACTACTCGTGATTCTATGGGACTGAATATCTTATTAAACAGAGACCGTTCTCTATTTATTTCTTCAGCTTCTTCTTTGGATACAACTCCAAAAGCCTTTTGTGTCTGCTCATTCAGTTCCATTCATCTCTTCTCTAAGATATTTAAGTCTACGTAATGCACCTATTGCACCCTGCAGTCTGTGAATAACCACATGATTGTCAGACTGTTCTAAGGCTACATGATTTTTTTGAATAGCATCATCAATGTATTCTATAAAGTTGTCCCATAAAGACTTGTCATTTACTAATTTTTTTAGGTTCATTGTCTAGTTCCAGTAAATCCCGGCTCATCAGGTGTTGGCACTGAGCCTGTGCCTATAGTACCCCCTCCTGTACCCTGTGTGTCTTGAGGTTGAACACCTGCAGGAACTTCTTCTGTCTCCTGTGGTGGCTTGCCTTCATTAGGTGGGGGAGGTGGTGGTGGATTTTGTTCTTGAAACTTCTTGAGTATCTCAGCCTGTACTGCAGCCTGACTCATAGAGTTAGCTACTTTGTCAGGGTCTAAGTCCATAGACTTTGCTATCTCTCTAACAATGTAATCCATTCGTGCAAACGGAGCGAGAGCAGGATTAGATACTGTCTGCATAAACTGCATTAGTCTCTGGCTACGTACCTCGTTAGCCATAAGACTTTCTGTACCCTGTGCCTTAACCTCTAAGTCACCCTTTATCTCAGGGTCGAAATCAAACTGCATGTTAAAACTAAAGAATGCTTTACCTATTGGTCCTAGTAGATAGTCATCTACGTTTTTAATTACACTACGTATTGAGTTGTTAGCAGCCGACATGAGCATACTAATACCTGATGCTGTACGTCCTACACCTGTGATACCTGTCTGACCATGAGCAAAGGACGGAAAGCCTGTACTCTCGTCTGCCAACTGTCGTGCCTTGTCAAACATCTGCATGTTTTCATTCGACACATTAGGAAACTTTGTACCAAAGATAGCCTGACCCGGTGCGCCGCCTTGTCTTCTAAATATTTTTCCCGGATATACAGATAAATCCTGACCCGGTACTAGATTTGTTTCATCTACTTCTATAATAAGATTGCCTGACAGAGCAGCATTGTCCACAGACATACGCATAAAACCATTCATTAGTGTCTGTGTGTCATCCATATTTTCTGCAATACCTACACCAAATATGCTGTATGGATTCATCTCATATGGTGTTGCATAATAAGGTAGGTAGGCAGGAGTAAACGGATTCATAACAAGTCTAAGAACATTGTTGTTGCATATCCAAATATTTACACTAACTTGCTCTACATCACCTAACTCCTCAGGTATATCAACGTCATACTCTTCTATTATCTCTCTGTCAACAAAACCCCAAAACTCTAGAACCTCAAACCTTTCGGCTCTGTCTTCTTGGTTGTTGTCTTCCATGACATGCTCCCACCATTCTTTATTGTACATCTCTCCTTCATCAAGAGATTTGTCAATGGCATTCTCTCTAAAGAATGGTCTTTTCTTCAAAGCACGTAGTTGAGAGCGAGACATCTTGTGTCTCTCTATAATAAACTCTGCTTCATCCATATTGCTTGCATCAGGGTCTGGATAGAAGTTCCAGATAGATACGTGAGAAGTTTGTGGTACAGTCTTAAACAGTGGATTGTACACACCATTCTCGTCCCAATTAGGATACTCTTTGTCTACAGCAAAAGGTCCTTTCATTATGCCTGTACCAAAAAGAGCCGCTTCAAAGGCTGCGGCTCGTAGTTGTTTCTTAGCATTCGACTCTTCTAGTTGGTCGTGTATTTTCTTTTCCATCTTCTTTGCTGCAACCATTGCAGGATGAAAGTTGACAGACGTAGGACTGCCTGTTGACTTAAACTTAACATCCTCTTCTACAGCACTGAGGTCATCTTGTAGAGGACCTACACGTTGCATAAAGTCAGGAAATGTTTCTCCGGGAAGAAGCTCAGGCATAGCTTGGTCATCACCAACTATCTCATCTGTAGCTTCTTTTACCTGAGGATTTGTTTCAAGACTAACAGTGTCTTCTACTCCGTCAGGTAATACTGTTGGATTAATACTTAGGGGAAATTTGTTACCACCAAACAATACTTCTACAAGCTGTCCGTAAGCAGCAAGAACTTTTGTTTTAGTTACTTTAACAAATACTTTTGATTTTTCTGTAGAGGTAAATTGTACTTCAGGACTGTATAAACCACGATAGTTTCTGTAGGCTTGTATCCATCTCTCTTCATCACCTCGTCTGTTTGTTTCGGCTTTGTTGAATTTACCTTTTACAAAACTAACTATGTCTCCTGCAGGTGCGTCTGTTAGTGCATCCTGCTCCATATCATCAATTGCTGATGCTTCTGTTGAGTCAGGGTTTATACCATCTTCTTCCATATTTTACCTCAATATCCAAAAGTTGAGTCAGCCATTTGAAAACCAGTTCGCTGCATATCTGGGTTGTAGTCAAACAAACTACTTCGTGGTCGTGTCATAACACCATAACGTAATGCGTCATACAGGTGGTCTTCAGACTTTGTATCTACATCTTCCGAGTTGTTTTTGTCGAGTGGGATAGAAGGAAGTTGAGATATAATATTTGTACAAGTGTTAAAGAAGACAAGTCTAGGTTCTTCAGTAAACTCGTCAACCTGTAATCGTCTGTGTATCTCGTTCTTCCCTGCAATGCGACTTCCTTTACTTCTATCAGAGGGTCTCCATCGACAACCTTTTATTATCATTTGTTCTGCCAATGAAGGTCCTGTATCTCCTCTTTTGTGCCACAGTGAACTATCTAATACACCATAACGTATTTTACCATCTTCTGCTTCTGCTTCAAGCACCATGTCAGCCAAGTCTGTTGCCAATACTTTTGATGCGTACAACTCTCTATAAACAACCAACTGTTCTGCAGGTGTTACGGCTATCCAGACTACACCTGTGTAGCTGCCATACCCATAGTCACAAGCACGAAACTTAGTCCAACTGTGAGGTATATCATAAGGCTCAACAACATGTATCCTACGACTAAACTCTGGAAATGCTGCTCCCTCGTTGACATCCCAATTACCTTCTAACAGTTGTTTACGTTGATGCTCTGGCAATGACAAAAGGTTTGCTTCGTACATACCGTCTTCGGCTAGGTATGGATTGTCAAACAGTGTTGCAGGAATAAACCGTCTTTTAAATAGTGGCTCACCCTCTCTGCTATGACCTTTCGGCATTTGTAGAATATCACCTGTCTCTATGTTTGTTGCCCAAAAAGCTGTGCCGTGTGGTGCAGGGTCTATGAACATCTTCTTAACCCACTGATGTCCTGCTCCTCCGGGGTTTGTTGTGGCTCGTTGATACAGGTCTAATCCACTCCCTCTTGCTGCACGTAGTCTTGACCTCATGTAGTCAAACGGATACGGACTTGCCCACTGTGTTAGCTCGTCAAATCCTATCCAACTAAATGCCTGTCCCTGATACCGTGTAACATCATCATCTCTATCCAAGTAAGACAACCACAGTGTTGCTCCTGACGGTGCTACCCAAGTCTTATCTCTTTCCATAAACTTTATGTTTGGTATTGCTTCTGGATATAATTGTTTAGAAGCAGAGATAAGTTCTCTTAGTTCCTCTGTTGTTCGTCTTATTAACAACCCTCTGAAGTGTGGGTTATTAAAGTATCGCACAGGGTCGGCTAACATTGCGTAAGACTTGCCACCTCCTGCTGAACCACCGTATAAAACTTCTCGTTCTGTTGCTGACAGGAACTCTGTCTGTGGTCCTTTGTTTGGTTGGAAGATAACTTTTTGTGCTTCTTCCGTTTCTATCGGCTCAGGCTTCGGTTGTGCGTGTGCCTTGGTCTCTTGCACCGAATCTTGTAGCTTCGATTTTTTCTGCTTTCTCAAGGGCTTCTTTGTACCTTTGGGCAAGGTAGCGTTGATTTGAAGCTTCTCTCTTACGCTTTTGTTCAAGTTTTACTCTCTTCATCAAACCTACGTGAGATATGTAGCGTCCAGACTGTTCACTCAACCAGTTAGATACATCTCTGTAGCTATATTGTTTTAAATACTTCTTAGCCTTTTCTAACAAATTTAATTCTTCTACTATTGGTAAAAGAATATCTTTGTCTTCTGGGTCTTGTTCGTATCCAAAGGGTACAGTTCGTCCTACTCGTACAACAGGTTGCCAATCAAACCCATCTTCTGTTTCCTCAGGTACAGGAAGTTTCCAGTCTTTAGTCGTTCTCATCGTTCTTCGGTGGCAGGATAAACAGAGGACTAGCTGCCGTCACCTCCACCTTATCTGTTTTAGTAAATCCACTACGGTCTAGTATATCTTTTGCAGCCACCATCTTTTCTTTGTTACCCAAGTCTGTAGGACTGTGCATTACTTCAAACATAGAATAGGCTGCTTTAGTAGCAGAAGAAGAAATAAACTTTTTAGTGAGGTCAGCTATCTCTTCTTTCAACGCATTTGTAATAGAAGATGTTGCAACATTCTCGCTGTATCCTGCAAGCTTCTTTGCTTCTACAGGATTACCTCGTGCTTCTTCAAAGAGTACATCTAAAAACTTTTGTTGTTTTTCTGTAAGTGCCATTAGTTTAATTCAAAATGTGGACCATCAATAAATGGTCTCCTACCTTGACTCCTTCTTACGTCTATGTAATTATTCATAGCATCTTCCATCGGTCTATCCCAATCAGTTATGCTGTCTATATTCCATGCTGCTCCCCAACGAATTGTAGCACCAGTTTCCTTTGCTGCAGCTTTCATTGCGTCAGCTATATCATCATACATCACGATGTCCCAACTTGGATTACTGCCATCGTACGCCATTAAATCGACAGCGTGTGATGTTCCGTCCTCTTGGATAAGGTGTTTGCTGCGCATAGTCTGTGAGCGTCCTGACTTGTACAGCTTCTCCTGTTCTTCTAAGGAACGGACACCATAGATAACTCCAAAGTCCACTTTGCTCACTTCGATGGCACGTTTTACTGTATTTACTAACAATTCATTTACACCTTCTAGTTTACCTAGACTTCTGCTTGAGAGTTTAAATGTCATTTCTTTTTCATCCTATTAAAAAATTTACCTGCAGACCGTGTGGCAAAGCTTGCACTAACAATAGCTCCTAACGCAATCTGATACCACTGTGGCATTCCTGCCAAAGCCGTAAATCCATCTGCCACTATCGCCCTACCCCATTCACCACAGAAGCTCAGTACTAGAGGAATGCTGAACAGTAGGGTCAGCCATTCATCTTTCCACGAGGACTGTGATGCCCTCATAGCAGCTAAGTCCCAATCTATTTCACCTGTTGCCTCTTTCATTCGTATTGTGGCTTCGGCTTTTTGTATTGCCGTCTTGCCTTCGATGTAAGAGGATGCTAAACTAGAAACTGAACTAAGTATTGTGCCTAACATATTTATCTTTTTTTACGTTTTTTAGTTAAGCCACCTTTGTTGTAAAACTTTGTGCCTAACATTCGTGTTAGCTTTTTCATTATATCTGCTTTTGTTTTTAAACCTGATATATCTATAG